TTAGGAGTCCTTAGCATGTCCATTCTTGCACGCCCACCGAACCGCAGCCGTGTACACAAGATCAATGTGAAGTATGAGCAGACCCTTAGGATTCTTACGGGTCTTAAGCATCTGCTGCGTATTTATGGTCCTTCGGTCCCTATTTGGAATGATTCGCTTCTCCAGATCATTACTGATATTACAATCAAGGGGAGGCGGAGCAAGAAGAACCGGAACAACGCTTTCGTGTACCTTACGTTGTCTGGGATAGTCCTTCCTTGGCGGTTCAACAAGTGCATCCGTGAGGATGGTATGCACATTGTACATCTGAATGAGGCGGCAGATGCGGCGATCGCACTGTTGAAGGCAGACTGGGCAATGGAACTCAAGGAGGCAGGTGTCCAATGAGTGTACATACATACTCCACAGGTGCCCATAGGACTACTAACAGGGGCTATAGCTGCCTTGAGGTTATGAAGGCGGGGGCCAAAGCGTTTGCGGCGGCAATCACTAAAGCGTTCCCTAAAGACCGCTCGCTTGTCCTTGTTGCCCCTCCAATGTCCGGTGCAGTCCTTGCGGGTGCCACAAGAATCTTCCTAAAGCACACTGACGTAAAGATCATTGATCCCACACGGCCTAATAGATACGGATACATCACAAGTGGCTGTGCTGTTATCTGGATTGATGACTGCTTCAATATGTGTACTCAGATCATAAAGTATCTTGACAAGAAACACTGTGTCCCTGATCTGTGCTGTGTGCTGGCGGCGGATAACTCTAATCCCGATGGGCAGTATGAACTTAATAATGAGGACGCATGGGGAGAAGAGGATTATGTTCTACGCTTTGAGCCCTTCAAGAAGATGGCCGATAAAGGTACCCTTATCTATGTAGCAAATGTACATGAGGATGGTCCTCCTGTACCGTTCTTTGTGTAACCCTTTACTTAGGAACCCCTCAATGTCTCAAGCATCCCTTACCCTCCCCTCACTTGACCCGAGCAGCCTTACCAGCGGACGCTCAAGCCCGCACCTTACGGCAGCAGACTCGCCCAAGATTGACGATCTTGCTAAGGCATTAGCAGCGGCGTTCAATAAGCGGCCCTTGAAAACCACACCAACGCAGGTCCTTGCAGTCCTTACGGCATCCAAGCGGCGGATCAAGAACCCTAAGAACTGGAGGAAGCGGGCTCTTGCTACGCTTGACATCCCCGGAATCGGTTTTTCAAAGCTGCCCAATGAGATTTACGACGACTTCGGTTTGTACTTCTTCGAAGGATCAACGGACGGGTTTCTTATGGTTCCTAAGGAACTCGACAAAGACCTTTGCATGTGTGCTTATGGTGCTGTAGCCCGAACAGTGTGTGTCGATCGGCGGTCCCTTGCGGCTGGTGAAGCGGCTGTCCTTGTTGCGGGCTTATCTTCACTCTTCACAAAGCGGCAGCCTTTTAATCAAGGGGACACTGTTCTACTCGATTATCTTGAGGCCCCTTCCTTTGATCTTAAACAACTGCTCTACCGTGTTGTGTACCACATGAACGACTACGAAGGTACCTCACACAACGATGTGTTGTACATCTACAACCTTGCTATTGCCGCCGTTAAGAAGTACATCAAGAACCTTAAGGAGACCAGCAATGCCGCACCGTCCGCTCTGTGATATCGCTAGGGAAATCCAGAAAGACTGGTCGAAGGACGGAACCAAGCCTATCTACTTCGGGGCTGTCCCTTATCTGCAAGCCATGCGTACCATGTCGCACGTTGCGGAGAACTACGGGGCTGATGAGGGTAGGTCCATTGTTATCTACTTCCTTGCGAACGCTAATACATGGAAGGGCGAGACCGCACGGAGGATCAAGAAGGAACTTAAGGAGATGGTAAAGTGAAGCCAAAGAAACTTAGGTTCCTGAAAGCAACCGACGCTGGGTATGCTGTCCCTGCTAGGTGGGTTGCTGTAAATATGCCCGATGAGTTTAGTGCTACCATCAGGAGAAACGGCCTCTACTATGATGTAGTCATTGAACAGAAGGGCAGGAGCAAGGTTACTTGGGTAGGCGGCCGCACCCAAAAAGGTGCGAGAGATTATGCACAGAGGATGTGGGATGACTACGTTCAGAGACAGTTGAAGGTCTTACTTGGGAGAACAAAGTGAGTAACATATTCGTACCGTGGCCCAAGACCCAGCGGTGGTTCGAGAAGAACACCTGCACCATCACTGAAAAGCTTGATGGTACCAACGCCTGCGTTGCTATCGACGAGGCAGGTAACATCTGGGCACAGTCAAGAAACCGCATCATCACCCCCGAGGATGACAACCACGGATTCGCAAAGTGGGTGCAGGATAACAAAGAGGACCTGCTTAGGATGGGACACGGGCATCACTTCGGAGAGTGGGTCGGACCCGGCATTCAGCGTGGGTATTCTGATAAAGTCAAGCGGTTCTTCCTGTTCAACTCTAAGCGTTGGCTTGATGAAGCGTCCCGTACCCCTACTTGTTGTAGTGTAGTGCCTGTGCTAGCGACCCTTGATGGTACCTTAGGGGAGATTGAAGAGGCCGTTCAATATGCCCTGCGTAAGCTTGAGAACGAAGGCAGCGTAGCCTTCCCCAACTTCATGCGTCCTGAGGGTGTCTGTGTCTACCACCACAGGTTACGGCAGGTGTTCAAGGCTTATTGCAATGGAGAAGGGTGATGAATAAAAAGATTGTATTGACTGTTGTGTTCTGTCTTGCATGGGTGCTTGCGGTCTTCTACTCCCCTTTGTGGTGGAACTGGGCGTTCGAGCCTATTGAGAGGTACTATGTGTCTCGTGGGGATAAGGTACCGGAGGTTGTGTATCTCCCCACAGTGTACGCCGTTATGATTATGCTGGTCGTTTGGGGTGTTGCGTGTTTCCGTGCGGTTTATGAGGTGTTTGAAAAGAGGAGCGAGTGATGGACCTATCGAGTTTTCAAGCGGGGAGTCTGTTCGTGGTGCTTTGCTTTATCTTAGCAATGATGTACATAGATAGTAACGACAAAGGGAGCAAGTGATGGCAAAGGAACTCACGAACGAAGAACTGGCGTTGTGGTGTGAGGACATGGGCAAGGTGTTTGTCGAGGTTGCCGCAAGGTCAAAGAACCCCGACAGTACCCAGATGGGCGAGCCTGTACGCAACGCCTTCACAATCGTTGCCGAACGCCTCCGCAAACCCCCCGATTCCTCCCGTGTCCTAGGATCGGCTGAGGTTACTGCCGACGGGTTTACTGTGATGCCTGGAGCGGTCTTGTTCACTCGTGCCCTGCGGGCCGACAGCCCTCCGAGAAGCATCGCTCAGATTGTAGTGGTTTCCGTTGGGAACGGGTACGTTTGTGCGGCTGGTGAGTATCCCGCAGACCCCGACCTTCCATACTTACGGCCCAACGACCTTCCATATCTACTAAGCAACTGCTACGCCACCCGCGAAGCCGCCGTCAACGCCGCTGGCGACTTGGAGGTGAAGTAATGGCAAGTGAACTAACGAACGAAGAACTGGCGTTGTGGTGTGAGGACATGGGCAAGGTGTTTGTCGAGCTTGCCGCGAAGCACCCCGGCGACAAACGCGGTGAGCTTGTACGCAGCGCCTTCACAATCGTTGCCGAACGCCTCCGCAATCTCCCCGATTCCTGCCGCGTCCGCGAGACGGCGAAGGAGTTGCCAGAAGGGGATTATGGTGTCCGCGTCCTTGTGCTTGATCGACGCTGCCAGCAGTGGCGAGAGGCCGACGTGGGCTGCCTCCGAGACATGGAGGGCAGGCTTCCCGGCAAGGACTACTATACCCACTGGATGCCCCGGCCCCCGACCTACATCGTGGGGCCAGATTCAAGGAGACGGATATGAAAGTTTCATCCTATTGGAAAACGCTGACTTCTGGTCTGGTCGGTACGGCGAAGCTCAAAATAACCATGCCTGCAACCGGTGAGAAAGTAAGGCTCTCAACGGAGCAGTCCATTCATCGGCTGACGCAAATACAGCAGGAGATCGCCGAACACGAAAGGGAGTATGACATGCACAGCGGCCTAGCAACCTACCACTACGGCGAGATGAACAGACTAGGGCGAGAGCGGATTGATATTGTAAAAAGCCTTGGTATTCGCATTCCGAGGTACGACCCCAAAGATCACGGCTATTGACCGCCCCCACTCCTCGGCTCACCTCAAAGCGATTACTAGAGAACTTTATGAGTAAGAGAATCGAACTACTAAGCAGCAACTTTAAGCTCGCTAAGACCCCCCTAGGTACCTCTAAGAAGTACCTAATCGCGGGCTTGGCCTTGGCCCCCGCATCCAACAGCGGCTACAACGTATGCCCTTGGTCAACTCCTAAGTGCCGCCAAGCGTGTGTCTTGTGGTTCGCTGGCCGTACCGTGATGGCTCCGGTGCGTGAGGCGGCACTCCGCCGTACCCGTATGTTCTTTGAGGAACGCGAAGCATTCCTAACGCAGCTTAAGCATGAGATCAGGCTGCTTGTTAAGCGTGCTGCAAAGGCCGATGCCCAGCCTGTAGTGCGGTTGAATGTCGGCAGTGATATTAGTTGGGAATCTGTGTGCCCTGAGGTGTTCTCTGAGAATCCCGATGTGGTCTTTTATGATTACACAAAGGGTTATAAGCGGGCCTTGGCGAGCCTTATAAACTCTGAGTGGCCGAGTAGGTATTATCTCACCTACTCTATGTCGGAAGCAGAAGGCAGCGATACATATGCGTGGTACATTCTCCAAGCAGGCGGGCGAGTAGCTGCCGTTGTTGCCCCTGACTTTGAGCGTAAGCGTTACCGCTACTCTCCCATGCGTGGCTGGAAAGACCCACTCCCTACTCGGCTTCTATTCTCAATAGAGAAGAACCAATACGAACATAAAGAATGGAGAGCCGTTGACGCTGACGAGCATGACCTTCGACTCCCAGAGATGGGCGAGAGCGGTGTGCTGTGCCTCCTTCGGCTCAAGGCTACCGGCAATAGCCAAGAAACGAAAGCCATTACTTCCTCTGGCTTCACTAGGCAGATTAACCCAGCAGGTACCCGCCTGCTAACCAATGCTGAGTCCCAACTCTTTACACCCCTTACTTTGAAAGGTTCCAATGTTTGAGCAGATTAACATGAGCGATCTATCCCCGTCCGCACGCCGTGAGGTTGATGAAGCGGAGGCTGCTGATACCTTCGGTGAAGTCGATGAACGACTGGACCGCGAAGCGACCAGCAGGTATCCTAAAGATTCTGACCGTGGTTATTAAGTTGTCTCTTTTCTCTTTCCTCTTTTAGAAAGGTTCTTATGTCGAAGTCTTATACGTCAACAGTTGTATACCCCGATGGTCATACTATTACTCAGACCTACCCGGATATTGGTAAGATCGGGGCTTGGAGGAATGAACTTCTTGGAAGTTATTCTATTACTTTCCGGGTTGAGGATTTTGAAAGTTTTGAATATGATGGGGCAGATGCGACAGTATCTTTTAAGGAGGCGACCTTTGTGTATCGAACACCTAAGCAAATGCCTTATGGGTCTGCCCTCCAAAAAATCTATGTTTCACAGAACGGCGGAGGTAAATGGGATGCCAACGCTGTTAAAGAAGGGGGGAGCATTGTTGGTATATCCGCAAGTACAGGCCGATTGAAGCCGTCAAGCCCCTCAGGTAAGCAGTTCTCCGATCCCGCTGCTGCTTTCTACGCCATTCAAACCGCCATCAAGGACACCATTGAGTACGGCAACGCAGCCCTTGCGAAGTCTGCGGCGGCCCGTGCGGACGCTAAGTTGCGTGAGGGTATTGCTGAGCAGCGTGAGGCGGCAGCACAAGAGCGGGACTGGTACCAACTTAAGGCACCTGAAGTAAAGCCATACATTGTTCCCCGTGGGCGGGACATTCAAGTACAGAACGTAGTCATTACGTGGTCTGCTCTTGAGAACTGGGCTAACTTTATTGCTAGGAACTCTAAGTAAAACCATGTCTGAACAAGAACCCGAATCGACCACTATCCGCTACACAGTCAACGTCAAGCGGGGCCTTAAGGTCCTTACCGAAAAACTTGAGGGCTTTGAATGGGAGGCTATGTCTTCTAAAGATATGGCAAATCTGTCTAAAGCCCTCGATTGGATTGCCCAAGAAACCAAAGGAGTCTCTTAATGACAACAGCAGCGGGAATCTTCCCCGGTCCCGGTACCCAACAGACCCGCTTCTTTGATGGGATGGTCTTCAGTGGGTACACAAAGCCTTTGTTCGAGTCTAACTGTGGCCTAGGTATCAGCGACAGTACATCCTTCCGTGGCGGTTCGTCGCTAGTAGAGAAGTCCACGATCCCCGGCGATGGGTGTGTCAACACAGACCCCGCCTTGGGTCCCGATGGGTTTACTGACACGGCCTGCCACGGCAAGTGGAACTACTTTAATGCTAAGGCATGGGCCTCGGCTGACGTAGTAACAGGTAAGAAGGCAGACCTTATCGCCCCTGATGTATCCTTTGTGATCGCTGAGGGTAAGAAGTATGCCGTTGATATCAAGTACGATAGCAGCCAAGACATTATTAACTACTGTGCCGGGCTGAATACCTTGTTGTCATGGCTACGAGAGGGGAACCCAGCGGCTATCATGGCCCCTTACGGTACCTTCATCCCCGATTGGAACGTCTACAACCAGTCCAGTGCAAGGGCCTTGCTCGCAGTGCAGGCTGACAATCAGCGTCGCAACGCAGCCTACCGCCAGTGGTTGAAGGAGTACACTCCTAACCTCGACGCTGTTACCTTTGACTTGTATATGCACGACGATGCTAGCCGGGTAGATGATCTCTACTTCCGTAGGCATCTTGCAACAACTGTTAAGTACAACATTGATGAGGCCCGTAAGCTCGGCCTGCCTCTGTGTGTATTCATATCAGTGCAATACTTTGAAGAGGGGGACGTTGTAGATGGCACTCAGTTTCAACGCCCCGAGGACCTCATGGCTCAGATTGATCTGCTCCGGGTTATGGGTGTAGAATATATCTATCTCCGTGGGGGCCTTACTAAGAACTCGGGCAGCCCTTCCGCTATCCCGATCACAACTTGGACAGGCTCCTCTAACTTCAAGGCCCTCGTACCGGATAGCCCCGAGATTACCCGAACGATCCTTGGTGGTATCCGCACTGGTGCCCTGCCCTGAGTAGGGTAATCTACCTAGTACCTTAGGTTGCATGAGTAGAATACGGACCATATAGGGATATAGAAGGGACCCTTAGGGAACTCTAAGGGTCCTTAAAGGAATCCTAAAGTAATCTTTAGGGAGTCTTTAAGGACTCTTAAGGAACCTTAAAGATAACCCTTCTACTAACCTTATTAAATACCTACTAAAGGATATATGTATGAATGATATAGAAGTCCTTAAGGAACCTAAGGGGTACGCCGAGCAGTTGCTAATCGAGGAGCAGAGCAAAGCGACAGGTATTAAGAACTACCTTAAGGACGTAGAGTATCAGATTAAATCTAAGGGCTTGTCTAAAACTGATGGGGGTCGTCTGGTTGTCAAGCAGGTTATCCTTCCGGTAACTAAGGCACTTGAGGAATGGGTGTCTAACGCGGAGCGTGCAGCAGGGCGTAGAGCCACTGCCCTACCGCTCCTTAAGAACCTTGACCTCAGGGTGGTGGCATGGTTCGGGGTGTCTATTGCCCTTGACTACGTTATCAGTAACCGCAGCATCCAATCGTGTGCCATTGCGATTGGCCGTAGGATGAACGATGAGATCAGGTTCATTGCCTATGAGCAGCAGAAGCCTGAGAGCTTCGGCCTAGCCAATAAGATTCTCGATAGGAGTTCTAACAAGGGCGACACCCGCACCCGTTCGATGCTCCTGCTCAGGTCCCTTAAAGTCAACAACGTGATTACTCCCAAGTGGTCTATGGCAGAGAGGCTGCACGTTGGCCTTGTTGTCTTGGGTGTCCTCATTGACAACACCGGGCTGTTCGAGACCATCAAGAGCAAGGGTGGTAAGCGTAACCCTATCACGCTAAAGGCTACCGACAGACTTCTTAAGTACCTTGACCAGATCAAGGACCGCAATGCCCTGCTGTCCCCTGTCCATCTCCCGATGGTATGCCGCCCGAAGCCGTGGACCACACCGTATGACGGCGGGTACTATACGCAGCCGATGCGTCTGGTTAAAAGCTACAACCCCTATTACTTCCAAGAGTTGCAGAGCCGCGAGATGCCTACGGTCTACGCCTCCGCTAACGCTCATCAAGACACTGCCTTCAAGATTGATACGTGGGTCCTTGAGCATCTTGAGAAGGCCGTAGAGATCGGGCTGCCCATCAAGGACCTCCCGCCCAAGCACGACCTGCCCCGCCCACAGGCACCTATCGAAACCGAAGGGCCGAAGTACCGTTCCTACAAGATGGCGTGTGGCCGTGTGTACCACACCAATAAACGCAATCAGTCCAAGCGTGCCTTGATACGGCGGCTTCTGAGTATTGCGAGAGACTACAAAGACCGAGATGAGATATACTTCCCCGTGCAGTTTGACTTCCGGGGCAGGGTGTACTACAAACCCGCAACGCTCAACCCACAGAGTACCGACGCAGCCAAAGGGCTGCTAACGTTTGCTGTAGGGAAACCTTTGGGAGAGTCGGGGGTCCGTTGGCTTGCCATCCACATCGCCAACACCTTTGGCAACGACAAGGTATCCCTCAATGACCGGGCACAGTGGACCTATGTAAACGAAAAGGATATCCTGCTGTACGGTTCCGATCCTTTGACCCACACGGGATGGACCAAAGCCAGCAAGCCCGTGCAGTTCCTTGCCGCCTGTCGGCATTGGGTTATGTACCGCAAGCGTGGTAGCGGCTACGAGTGTAGCCTCCCCATCCGGGTAGATGGTACCTGCTCTGGCATCCAGCACTACGCCGCAATGTCCCTTGATGCCGTTGCAGGATCACAGGTCAACCTTACGTGCAACGATCTGCCTTCGGATATCTACCGTGAGGTTGCCAACCTTGTACTCAAGATGCTTGAGAAGGACCTGTCTTCAACCGAAGCAGTCATTAAGAAAACAAAGTTTGGCAACGTAACCTACGCCATCGCAACGATTGCCCGTGCTTGGATTAACTTCGGTATCACACGCACCGAGACTAAGCGGCAGGTCATGGTACTTCCTTATGGCGGTACCTTAACATCCTGCATCGAGTACACTCAGGCCGCTGTGATGGAGAGGGCTGCCGCCACGGGCGTAGAGATACCCGGTGGTGTCCACGCACTAGTGTTCTCTTCCTACCTAGCCACTACGATATGGGAAGCGATGAAGCGGGTGGTCAAGGGGCCAACCGAAACTATGCGGTGGATTCGTACCATCGCCAGCCTTCAAGCCAAGCAGGGCATCCCTATGTCATGGGAGACACCCAGTGGGTTCCCCGTGGTGCAGCAGTATCCTAATGTATCCCGCCGTCGTCTTAAGTCTAAGTTGGGCGAGTCCGTTATCTTCCTCACAGTCAGGGAGGACAAGGATGGTATCGACCTGCGGCGGTCTGCTACCGCCTCTCCGCCTAACATCGTACACAGTTGCGATGGAGCCGCTCTTGCCCTCACCGTTGAGGCCCTAGTCAAGATGGGCGTTACCTCTGTGGTATCCAACCACGACGACTACGGTACCCACGCTTGCGACATGGACACCATGAGTGCCACACTCAGGAGCGTGTTCGTCCGTATGTACAAGGACCACGACATGCTCGACCAGTTGTACCACCGGGCGTTGGCTATCGACCCAACGACACCCCCTCCACCCCTTAAGGGTTCTCTCTGTCTCGACGACGTTCTCCACTCAGAATACTTCTTCGCCTGATTGGTTGCAGGAAGAGAAAGACACCATGCCCAACTTCACCGTAACGAACCCTCTCGCTTCCCCTGTCTACGTGCATGGCATCCTTGAAGGGTTTGCCGGTAGGTCCTCGGTCCTCAAGGATCAAGAGACCATCACCTTCACAGACAACACGCAGGTTGAAGGCTACGTCATCAAGGACTATGGCGACAGGTTTACGGCCATGATCCGGGGGGTACGACGATCATGGCGGATCGTATTGATTTATGCAAAGAATGTTAAGTCCCGCAAAGAACTATACAAGGAGATAAATGGCAACAGTTGAAGACCTAGAGTTTCGTATCGTGCATCTTGAACAAAGGCTTGAAGCAGTATTGAGTGAGACCCGTGCCGGTGTATCCGAACGCAACAATGAGACCAGCTCCCTTGCGGCCTCTGTGTCATCCATTGGTTCTGTTCTGGATACCGTGCAGAGTCGCTTAGGGAACATTGAGTCCACTATGGGAAGCGGCGGCGGCTTAGCCGGTGCCCTTGTGCAGGTCGCAACCGACCCTCCCACAACTGTCCCCACTGTAGACGGTGTTCCAATCTATACAACCGGACAGATTATCCTAGGGCCGCCTAAGAGCGGAGGTACCGTGCGTACCTTATGGGTATTTGATGGAGACTCTACGGCTCCGCAATGGTGGGGATGGGATTTCTCCAACTCCACAGGTGCAATCAGTTAACAACAGATAAGGAAAGAACAATGACAAGAGTGATGAATCGACCGAACAGTGTTAACCGTGTTACAGAGTGGACTGATGCAGATAAGAGGACCGCTCGGCTAGTTGAGTTTGTGATGAATGACCATGTGCCACGAACAGATGCCGAGATTCACCAAGTAGTGAAGGAGTACTGGAGCCTCCCGCTATGGCGAGAGCAGAGTGGCTTCTTTGGTTCGAGGATTCCTTCCGCCGACCGTCTTCGCCACGGTCGTAAGTATCTTATGGATCACGGCAAGCTTTCTGTTGGTGGGCTACGGCCAACAGGGAACGGTGGCAAGGGCCGGGTCTATCGGAGGGTAGAGGAAGCCTACCAGATTGAGACCCGCAATGCCTGAACGCGACCTGACCCACGATATGTCCATCGGCGATGTCCGCTTGCTTGGCAAGGCAGCGGCCACGATGACAGAGGCCCTTGATAGAGTGCCAAAGGAACTGAGGGCACCCGCTATTGTCTTCCTGTTCCTTTCACTTACCCGCACGTACAAGTTTTCTATCCCAGAAATACTCACGGTAGCCAACAACTACCTTGAGAGAAACCTACAAGGTATGGAGGCATCCTCTCAGTTAGAGGGTGCTACTCGATACCTGATGAATGAGATTTAACTATGGCTAAGTTCCCGATTGTTACGACTCCCGTTTCCGCCCTTGTGTTCGGCTCGCTCACCGTCCCCTCTACGAAGTTTAAGAAGGCCGGGCAGGACGGGCAGTACGAGGCCACCGTGGTCCTTGATACTACCGAGCAGTCCACGCAGGACTTCATTGCGGCTGTTGAGAAGGCCGCTATTGCGGGCCGTGAGGCCGAGGCCGCTAAGGGTAAGAACCCCGCAGAGCGTGCCAAGATTCTTGCGTACAGCCTCAGCCCCTCCTTCCAGCCGATGAATGACCGCGATACCGGGGAGCCGATCCCTAATACCGTTCGAGTCAACGCGAAGCGTGGCTCCAGTGGGATCAGCGTTAAGACGGGCAAGAGGTGGACCGCCGACATCTCGCTGTATGATGCGGCTATGAAGCCCATCCCCAAGTCTATTGATATTGGCTGGGGTTCCAAGGTCCGTCTTGCTATCGAGCTTGCACCCTTCTCCATGCCCGCTACAAAGCTGGCCGGTGTGAGCATGAAGCTGATCGGTGTGCAGGTTCTTGAGCTTGTGAACCGTGGTGGTAAGAGTGCCGAGTCGCTGGGCTTTGAGGCTACCGAGGGCTATGTGGCTGCTGCTGAGGCAATCGCTGCTAAGGTCCCCTCGACTGAGGGTGATGACTTCCTTGAGAGCGGTACTGGTGGCGAGGACACTGGTGAAGACTTCAACTAAGCCCGACCTTGTTCTTCGTATCCCCATTGAACCCTGCTCCGCTAGCCGAGCACGGGTAGCACGGGGAGGATGGGCTTACTACCCCGCTAAGTATAAGAACTTCCTTAAGGCTGCCCGTGAAGCCTTTAAGAAAGTTGCCGTAGAACCCCTCGTAGGTGGTCTCCGCGTTATTATACTCGTATCGTCGTTACGTCCTCGCACGACCAAACTTGATTTTCCAAAGCCTGACATTGACAACTTTGTAAAGGCTGTATTGGATTCCGGCAATGAGATTGTATGGGCTGACGACAGCCAGATACACACCCTCACTGCGTTGAAGGTATGGGACCCTAGTGATCCCTCCGTTCGCGTTGCCGTGTACAAAGAAAGGTACCCAGATGCAGCAAGCCTGCCTGATGGTCCTTGGGTCGATGACAAAACCGGACGTTCGAGTAACGGCGGCTGATATCCTCAAGGGCGCACTAAAGCATGGATTCCTTCACGCTCCTTACCACTTCTTCATGGACCGCAGCGGGCTTATTGTCTCTCTTCGGCCTCGCTCTATTCCTTGTCCTACTAAGGTGGCCCCGTACCCCCAAGGGTCCGTCGTCCTCCTCATTGAAGGGGGCCTCGACTCTGAAGGCCAACCGAGTAAAGAGACCTTCAGCAAAGACTCGCACACTGCCCTGCTTAAACTAGCAGAGACAGAGGGCCTACCTATTGAGTGGCATGATATCTTAAAGTGATACCCGATAGATGGTATCTGTCGGACTTCTTTAGCCGGGGCGAAAGTTCCGGCGAAGACTTTATGAAACAAACAGAGAGTCAGTTGTTGAGGCACATTAGGTGTCCCAAGTGTAACTCATCGGACGGCAACGCACTATACGATGATGGACACACCTACTGCTTCGTTTGTACAGCATACGTATCTGGGGACGGTGTTGAAAAGAAAGGAGTGTTAGTGCAGCAGAAAGATTTAGTTGAGACGGAGATTCGGGATATCGTTGGCCGACGCTTGACAAAGGAAACGTGCAAGCACTTCAACTACGGCTTTGCCACGGTTGATGGGCAAGAGGTCCACGTTGCCAACTACACAAACTCCGAGGGCGTGGTGGTGGGGCAGAAGCTCCGCTATCGCAACAAGGACTTTGTGTGGCGTGGTAGCCCCAAAGAGGCCCGACTGTTTGGCGAGCATTGCTGGCGAGACAAGGGCAAGATGGTGGTTGTTACTGAGGGCGAGATTGATGCCATGTCCCTGTCGCAGGTGCAGGGTAACAAGTGGCCCGTTGTGTCCGTGCGTAACGGTGCTGCCGGGGCCTGCAAGGATATCAAGCAATCCCTTGACTTCCTTGAAGGGTTTGAGTCAGTTATCTTTATGTTTGATAACGACGCTGTAGGACAGAAGGCGGCTACCGAGTGTGCCAGCCTGCTTACGCCCGGTAAGGCAAAGATTGCTAAGCTCCCCCTTAAGGACGCTAGCGACATGCTAAAGGCCGGAAGGACAGAGGAGCTTATTAATGCAATATGGTCTGCAAAGGTTTCCCGGCCTGATGGTGTTATCAACGGCAATGAGCTTTGGGAACCGATCATGGCAGAGGACAAAGAGGACTCTATCCCTTATCCTTGGGAAGGTCTTAATAGCGTTCTCCGTGGCATTCGGAAGTCGGAGGTTGTCGTACTCTGTGCAGGATCGGGCATCGGCAAGTCAGCCGTGGTCCGAGAGATTGCATACGATGCCCACCGACGCGGCGAGACCATTGGGTACATTGCACTGGAAGAGGCTGTAAAGCGGACGGGCCTCATGTTCATGGGGCTTGATCTCAACAAGCGTGTTTATCTTGATCGGTCCCTAGCGACCGTAGAGGAGCTTAAGGGTGCATACGATCGAACTGTTGGTTCCGGTCGTTTCTACTTGTACGACCACTTTGGATCACTTGACATTGATAATCTCTTGGCCCGCATCCGTTACCTTGCACGAGGATGTGGTTGCACAACGATTGTGCTGGATCACATCAGCATCGTCGTATCGGGTACTGAGGACGGGGATGAGCGACGCTTACTAGATAACCTTATGACCGGCCTGCGTACCCTTGTGCAAGAGCTTAACATCCGTGTGCTGGCTATCAGCCACCTTAAGCGGCCACAGGGCAAGGGCCACGAAGAGGGTGCCCGCACGGAGCTATCACAACTGCGAGGCTCCGCCGCTATTGCCCAGTTGTCCGACGCTGCTATTGGGTTGGAGAGGGACCAGCAAGGGGAGCATAAGGACTATACGTGCTTGCGTGTCCTTAAGAACCGCTACACCGGCGAGACTGGTGAGGCGTGCTGGCTGAAGTATGATAAGGACACGGGAAGGCTGCTAGAGGTACCCGCCCCGGTTGATGAGGATGAAGCGGCTTCATCACCACAGGAGACCCTATGCTAGAGACAATAAAGTGGGACCTCAGTGCTGCTTGGTCTGTCATGGTTAATGGGACAATCTATTATACAGTAAAGATTGAGAGGCTATGAGATACCGAATCGACACTGAAACCAACGCACTAGAACTTTGTGATATTACCAAGGTGCATGTAATGTGCGTGAAGGCCGAGGACGGTACTAAGGAACGCCTTATCGGGCACTGCAACATCCTTGCGTGGCTCAATAAACTACAACCTACCGACGTTCTTGTGGCCCACAACAATATCAACTTCGACTATCAGGTGCTACGCAAACTCTTCGGCATCTCGCTGCACTGGCAGCAGGTCCGTGATACGCTGGTGTTGGCCCGCATCGCGTGGTCAGCCGACGTTATTAAAGAGATCGACTGTGCAAAGGTCCGTAAGAACCCCGACAGTTTCCCCGCCGAGCTTATTGGTTCGTACTCCCTAAAAGCCTTTGGGTACCGTTTAGGGATTCCTAAAGCGTCCTACACGGGCACTTGGGATTCCTATTCGGACGAGATGGGGGACTATTGTGAGCAAGACGTAGAGGTGCTAGAGGCCCTTGATAACCTGCTCGACAAGAAACAACTCGACCCACGGTGTATCGAACTGGAGACCCGCTTTGCCCTGCTGATCCGTCAGCAAGAGATCAACGGCTTTCGGTTCAACGAGCAGAAAGCCCACGCACTACAAGCTAAGCTCGCATCGCGTCGTCAGGTCCTTAGTGAGGAGTTGGGTTCCCTAGTTCCTCCTAGAGTTGAACAGATGAAGGCCCCCGCTTATTGGGAATCCCCTAGCGGTCTACGCTTTACTACAAAGAAAGAGGCATATGCCGCAGGACAGAGAACCCTTACCCGTGGACCCAACCGCACTCGAAGCGTACCTTTCAACCCTGCCTCCCGGCAACAGGTGGCTACTTTCCTACTTTCTACAGGATGGAAGCCTTCCAAGTTTACAGACACCGGCGATGCTGCTGTTGATGAATCAGTGCTTACCTCCATCGCCCACCCTGCCGGTCCAAAGCTCGCCAAGTTCTTTGCCTACAACAAACTCTTAGGGTATCTTGCCGAGGGTAAGAATGCGTGGTTGAAGCTGGTAACAAAGGGCCGCATCCACGGTCGCATGAATACTTGCGGGGCCGTAACAGGCCGCTGCACACACAGCCAGCCTAACATGGGGCAGATTCCATCCGTTGCCAAGAGCAAGGACGGGCTGCTCTATGGGGACGAGGGCGGGTGGACAACAGAATGCCGAGAGCTGTTTGAGGCCGACGAAGGCTGGGTGCTTGTCGGTGCTGATGCCAGCGGCCTTGAGCTGCGTTGCTTGGGGCACTATCTGGCCCGGTGGGACGGTGGAGCTTACGCTACCACGGTCTGCACTGGCGACATCCACACCACCAATCAGATCGCCTTTGGCCTCCCCGAAGGGAAGGTCTACCGAGACCCCGCAAAGAACGGCATCTACTGTGTCGTCTACGGCGGGGGCGATTGGAAGTTCGGTATCACACTCTTCCCTCCTCACCTCTTTGGAAAGAAGTCCGATGATGAATACGTTAGACTCGGTAGGAAAGCTAAAGCAAAGTTTAAGAAAGCTATTCCAGCCTACGGTAAACTTGTTGACGCTGTGCAAGCAACGCTTGGAAAGAACGGATACCTCCCCGGTGTGGATGGCCGCAAGTTGCATTGCCGTAAGTCTTATGCTGCTCTCAATACCCTATTGCAGAGTGCAGGAGCCCTCATCGTTAAATGGGCAACCGTCCGAATGGTGGAAGTATTGGAACGCGAAGGCAAGGTCCACGGAAGAGATTTCAAACTAGTGGCCCATATCCACGACGAGGTACAGGTAACTGCACCTAAAGAGATCGCAGAACATATCGGTCAGACCTTTATCAAGGCCTTGGCAGAAGCCGAGGTTTACTTTGGATTTAGGTGCCCACTGACCGGCACTTGTGTTGTTGGCAATAACTGGGCGGAGACACATTGATGCCAGAAGAAACAAGCTCCCAGAAGGGAGCCGCTGCTGAGCTTCGAGCCGCTGCTAGGTTGGTGAGTCTCGGGTGTCAGGTGTTCCTACCAACGGAACACAGCCACACCACAGATTTCGTATACAAACTTGACGGGGCTTATATGTCCGTTCAAGTCAAGAGCGGGCCTGAAAGCCCTGTGCCTGAACCAAACTTTAGGATGCGTGTAAGGTACGCTAGGGATGCCTTTGACGTTCTTATAGTATCCTCAAAGGACCGCGTGTGGTCTATACCGTGGGCAGAGGTACACGGCAAACCTCAGTTCCGACTTAAGAAAGAGTGGTTACTGTGAATAGAGATAAACCTGAAAGCGTAGACGGCTGGATTCAACCAAACGAGTATTCTTTCTGCGGTCGCTGTGGGCACCCTGATTCGTGCGTATATGGGGATCAGACGATTTACTGCCAAGGATTTGGAGAATGCCAAAGTTCCGAAGGACATACTAGATTCTTGCATCGGCAAAAGGTGGGTATGTATCGAAAGTCGATTGGAATGCCTCGACTCTTTTGGATGAAAGGTATAAATGAATAAACGCATTGCTTTGATTGACGGTGATGTTTACACATACCGTGCAGCAGCGGCGTGTCAGACAGTAATCGAATGGGAGCCGGGTCAGTTTACTGGATCGGCAGATATTGCAAAAGCCAAGGACCACTTTAAGACTGCCATTAAACGCACTGTGGAGCATCTTAAAGCTGACCCATCTGCTACCATCATCGCCATGTCCCCCAAGGAAGGGCGATACTGGCGGCACGATATCTACCCGGCCTATAAGTCCAACCGACTGCAAGCCTCTCCCGTCGTCCTTACGGCCCTTCGGGATTGGGTGCGGGGCCTTAAGTACAGCCTAACGATTGACACACTAGAGGGGGATGATGTTCTCGGGATTGAGGCCAGCAGGCCGAACCCCGAGGGACACACCCGGATCGTGTGTAGCCCCGATAAAGACATGGCACAGTTGCCGTGCGACCTCTACAACCCCGTTACACAGACGTACCTCCCACACCTTGAAGGATGCCGTGGGTGGCTCTTCCACATGATCCAGACCCTTACGGGGGACCGGGTTGATGGCTACCCCGGATGCCCCGGTATGGGTCCCCAGCGTGCCGCTAAGTTGCTGCTGGATGCTAAGACTCCCGCAGAGGCGTGGGAGCGTGTCCTCAAGGCGTATGAGAAGGCCGGGCAGACCGCCGAGGTCGCCCTTGTGCAGGCCCGCATTGCTAAGATTCTTCTTCACAACGATTGGGACGGTAAGACTGTCCGACTTTGGAGCATTGATAATGAGTCAGTTTGATAGCGTAAAAGATTCCGGTGCCCGTGAAGAGTTTGCCACAGGGTCCCGAAGGGACACAAGGGATGGAAAAGGTCGTTATGAGCTTGTCTCTCCTATTGTGATGCAGCGGGATGCTGTGCACCTTGAGAACGGTGCCAACAAGTACGGGGACCGGAACTGGGAAAAAGGCCAGCCCCTCTCTCGGTACATTGACTCGGCCCTTCGGCATACCTACAAGCTTCTTCAAGGATTTGTAGACGAAGACCACGCTTCGGCTGCCCGTTGGAACCTTGCCGCATTTATCCACACGCAAGAGATGATCCGCCGTGGAAAGCTCCCAAAGGAGCTGGATGATATGCCTAACTTTGGTGAGGGGCCGCAAGAGCCTGAGCCAACGGTTAAGGTTGGAGGTGTTCTTACAAAACTGGTCCAACGTCCCGGTCCTGATTTTCTCCTTGTCCCCAAGGACAGCACACAGTTAAAGAGAGGAGCCAATCTTCCCCCTCCTGTGTATAATGAATACAGTGCCGCCCGTGTTTCCGCCCCAAGGACCCTCCCATGAATAGACCAAACATGAAACCCGGTAAAGCATATATCCTTGGCCCAATGACGGGGTACCCTGACGACAACAGAGCGGCCTTTAGGAAAGCCCGTAAAGAACTGCAAGAACTCGGTTGGACCGTTGTGTGTCCTGAGGAGCTTGACACCACCCAGCCCCTCACCAATCCAACGTGGTCCGATTATATGCGGCGTGATATTCCGCTGCTCATGGGCGTTCAGGTTGGCTTCGCCCTTCCGGGCTGGAAGAAGTCTCGGGGAGCTACCCTTGAGGCTACGATCCTTAATGCCCTTGGGGTTCCTGTGGCAGACTTTGCAACCGGCCTGATGTATGAACCCGGAACCCTTCCGGCTCCTAAGCATCCCACAGAGGTTCCTGTTGCAATCCATCAATAACGTGCAACCCTAACAAGAAAGGTAGTCTGTATAGTATATGCTCCCAGAGTACCCTCATCTAACCACTCAGTTTCTCGAAGCCTTGCGTGCAAGGTACCCTCGAAAACCAGTCTCTCCGACCGACACGCTTGAATCTATTATGTTTGAGGCGGGCAAGCAATCCTTGCTCGACCACCTTACAGCGGCTAAAGCGGCCCAAGATCGGAGCCAGAGTGTCCAAAAGGAACAATAAATGTGTATGCCGAGTGCTAGACTTCCACCCACTCCTCCCGCCCCTCCACCTCCCCCAACGCCTCTTGAGTTGAACGATCAGATCGCTCCGCTCACTGGAGGGAAGCGTAAAGATGCCCCAAAGGGCACCGCCCCCATCATCCCTAAAGGGACCAACAGTGGCCTTAATCTTCAAGACTTAATGCCGCAACGTATTGGAGGGCTGACACTTTGAGCATGGATAACGAATCCGGGGACCCGACCGCAGAATATGTCTCGATTGTGTCCCGCTACGATACCCTTTCCGCTGACCGTGAGATGATCCTAGATCGTGCTAGGACAGCCGCAAGGTACACCCTTCCGTATATGTTTCCCCCTACGGGGATCAACCAGACAAGCCGCCTTCCTGTGCCGTGGCAGTCGGTGTGTGCTAAAGCAGTAACACACCTGACAGCCCGTATCGTCCTTGTCCTTACGTCCCCCGGCACGCCCTACTTTAAACTTGCACTCACCCCGTCGTATCTTAAGGATATCGACAAGGATACTCAGAAAGAGTTTGAGACTGCCCTCTCTAACGCTGCTACGCTAATCATGCAGCAGCAGGAAAGCCGTGCAGAGCGTGTAACAATCCATGAATGCGTCAAGCATCTGATTGTTGCGGGCAACGGGCTTCTCTATGAAGGTCCCAAGTCCCTTAAGTTCTTCCCTCTGTCGCAATACTGCGTTGTTAGGGACGGTGAAGGGAACCTTGTTGAAGTCGTCATCAAAGAGTCCTTGACTTGGCAGACGCTTCCTCCTGATATGGGGGATGATGTCAAACAGAAGATCAAGTCTGACTACGAGAGCGAGCATGAGGGTAAGGACGTTGATGCAGAGCCACTTGAACTCTACACAAGGGCCGTAAAGACTGGCCCAAACAAGTGGGAAGAGAAACAAGAAATCTGCGGCTGTGATATTACAGGGGAACCTGTAACGTACACTGACGAGACCTTCCCGTACCTTGCCTTGCGGTGGAACCGTATCGACGGGGAACACTACGGTAGGTCGCTCTGCGAAGAGCATCTTGGGGATATCCGAGCAATCGAAGCTCTTAGCATGTCCCTTATCCGGTACGCTAAGAAAGCCTCAAAGCTCCTTATGCTGGTCTCTCCGAACGGACAGACAGCCATTGAGGACCTGCAAGGTGCTGCTGATGGTGCTTATGTCCCCGGCCTTGCCGACGACGTAGTGCCGCTGATCCTTAACAAAACAGCGGACCTGAACGTGGCGGCTCAGATGCTTGATAAGCTTGTCAACCGCCTTGAGACCGCCTTCCTAGTTGCTTCGTCTATCCAAAGGGATGCCGAGAGGCAGACCGCGACGGAGTGGAAGCTTCTTGCGTCAGAGCTTGAGAACGCCTTTAGCGGCGTTTACTCGACCCTTGCGTTAGAGCTTCAGCGTCCTAAGGTATCCTTAACGATCCAAAGGATGATCGCTAAGAAGGAGCTTCCCCCGCTCCCTACGAAGCTCGTCAACCTCTCTATCGTAACTGGCATCGACGCTCTCGGGCGTAACGAAGAAGCATCTAAGATGGATGCCTTTGTTAGTATGATGATTAACCAGTTTGGTACTAACGCCATTGCATCTATGAAGGTTGAAGACTACATGAGAGGCCGTGCGGCCCTCGGTGGTATCAACTTTGATATCTACCTTAAGACCCCAGAAGAACGCCAAGCCGAACAGCAGCAGGCCCAGCAGCAGTCCCTTCTTGAGAAGGCTGCCGGTCCCGGCGTAACCGCCATTGGGCGATTGCAGCAAGCTTCGATGGCTAATCAGGAACCACAATGACTCCAGAAGAAAAAGACCCCAAAGAAATGAGCCTAGAGGAAGTTAGTGCAGCCCTTGCTGCTAAGTTTCCCGATAGTGTCTCTAAGTCCCCCGCCGCTTCCCCAAAGAACGAAGAGGTTACCGACGATACCGTAGCGACCCCTGAGGTTCCCGCAGAGGAGCCGAAGACCGAAGGCAAGGTTGACTTCTCCAAAGTGCGAAGCACCATTGCCGAAGGTAAGGAACTGGACGCATCTACCCTAGCATCCCTTGAGGCCATCGGCATCGACAAGGACACCCTTAACGACGTTGTGGCCTCCTACAAGAACCGTGCGGCTACTATTGATGCCGCTGTTATGAAAGCAGCAGGGACTAAAGAAGAGTACGACAAGGCCGCTGCGTGGGCCAAGGATGAACTCTCCGATAAGGCCCGTGAAAAGTACAACAAGGATATCATGGGTGCCGATCCCGCTGCCCGTGATGCCGCCGTTAAGAATCTTATGACACTGTATCGTACCGCGTCCGGTACGGCTGCCCCTGTCGTCCCTAAGGTCCCTACAAGGATCGTAGGCGGTGCTACTACGGGCGGGGGCGTTAAGCCTATCACCCGTTCCGAGTTCATCGCGGCTCGCAATAGCCCCGAATGGAAAAACGAAGCTTTCCAACAGAAGATTCTTGCCCGTCTTGCCGCTACTAACCCCGATGATTTAGGATTCTAAACTATGAACATTGCTTTTTCTCTCGCCCAAGTTGCCACTGATGTCCCCGTTGAAGTCCCTACCGAAGTTGTTAGCTCGGCCCCTACGTGGGCTGCTATCACTCTTGCGGTCCTTGCGATCCTTGGGGGACTCCCCGTTGTTCTGAAGGCTCTCGCTGCGGTCATCCCCGGCGATAAGGATGATGCTGTGATCGGTAAGATCATCAGCGGTATCGAGTGGTTGCGTAACGTTCTTAACCCCAAACCCAAAGCCTAAGACATGATAACCGCTGTAATGACATGGCTGACCGCCTTCTTTACGGCGGTTTCGTCGTTTCTGAAAAACCTAACCGAGACCCGGCTGATCGAGCTAGGTGAACTCCGTACTAAACAGGAGCAAGCTAATGCTGCTGCCGAAGACCGTAGGGTGGCTAAAAAGATTGACGCTGCCCCTACTCCTGACCGGAGTGTTATTCTTAACAGCCTGCGGGACCCAAAAAGCGGCAAACTGTGATTGGGTTAAACCCATCTACTTTTCCGACGAAACCCTACAGTGGCTTGACAAACAAGAATGGCCTCCTACACTTGCTTACGATCTTGATAAGATCAACAAGCACAACCAGAAAGTAAATGAAATACTCAAATGATTCCCACTAGAACCAGTGAAACTGTTGTTGTTGCCGCCCCAGGAACAGCCTTTGGACAGGTTTATCGAAATACGGGAAACACGGATAACGTACCAGTAGCATTCGTTGCTCCAGTCGGGGCTATTCCGGGTACCTTCAGTGTTCTCGCCCTCTTGGAGGGGAGTATGGACGGACTACAATGGCTGAACGTCGCGGTCTCCCCTGTGATTACATCCGCCGCAAACACTACTGGTTCCCAGTCGCTACAGCCCGTTAATATTAGCCACATTTTCAACGGCCACCCCGGTACAGGTGCGTATAGCTTTCCATTTCTTCGCGTCAGATATGATGCCTCTGGCACTGGAACCGCCACCTTTATCACCCATCTCAGCTACTAACCCCCTTTAAGGATTTTATAAATGTCAACAGTTTTCCCGACTCGTCCCGGCCAGAAGAACCTTACGTCCAATGAGAAGGCTCTGTTCCTTCGCATGTTCGAGGGCGAGACTATGGCCCAGTTCGAACAGAACAACGTTCTGATGAACAGCCACCGCGTCCTCAGTATTAAGAACGGTAAGAGTCAGACCTTCCCGGTCCTTGGGCAGCTCACTGCTCAGTACCATGCAATCGGCACGTTCCAAGACGGTGCTGGGCAGGCGTTGCAGCAGAGTGAACGCACGATCAGCGTTGACAACCTGCTTGTGAGCCATGTCTACATTGCAAAGATTGAAGAGGCGTTGCAGCGTGCCGACCTTCGCGGGATGTATTCCGAAGAGATGGGCAACGCCCTGCGGCGTGCCTTCGAGAACCGCGTGTTCCGCACCGCCGTCAACGCCGCACGCCAGCCTTCCGCCCTCTCGGGCCTTAACCCGGCTACGGGTAAGAAGTACGTGGGTGGTGGGCAGATTTCGCTGGGTGTCGCTACGGGCACTGCACCGACTGCGGCCAACCTCCGCTCGGCCTTCCTTGCGGCCTGCGAAGCGTTCGATAACAAGTTTGTTCCTCAGGATAGCCGCGTCTGCTACCTGCCTGTCAACGCTTACTACCAGTGGTTCAACGGGGCCTCGGCGGGTGAGCTGTCCCAGATCAATAGGGACGTTGGCGGTGCTGGCGATCTTAACAAGGCGTACATCCCGAGCTTTGCTGGTATTGAGATTCGTAAGACCACGAACCTCCCGACCCTTGCGATCACTGCGGCTGACGTTATTGAAGGCCGCACAGGTGCAAGCGGTACCGAGAACGTTCGCGTTCCCACCGCGTCGGAGTCGGATGTTCCGAGCGTCTACACGGGCGACTTCACGGCTACCCGTGGCCTGTTCATGCATAAGGATGCAGTGGCTACCGTGAAGCTCATGGATATTCATGCTGAGGAGGAGTACTCGGCTCCCCGTAAGTCCACGTATCTGTCGGCTCAGTATGCGATGGGCCACGGTGTCCTTCGCCCCGAGGCGGCTCTTGAGATTATTTCTGGTGGCACTGCCGGTGCGATCACCAACTTCTAAGTCTATCACGTACTTCTTGATTCCCTTCCGCCTCCTAACGAAAGAATAAATACATGGAACTCCATCCCCTGCGTACTCTTGGCATTGGTGCTACGCCTACCACGAACGGCTTTGTTGCCAGTGCCCTTCCGGTGCCCGATCTTTCTGTCAGCCCACCTACGTTTCCCGCAACGGCCCCCAATGCCAACAACGGCCTCGTCGGGCAGGACATCGACGTAGCACAACAGATTCTTCAGCTTGTTATCGTGAAGACAGCGGCCAATACCAATACGTCGATTACGATTACACCCACTGTTTCGTATCCGAACGCTCCGACAACCTTTGTGTCCCTCCAGAACGCAACTGGTGGTACGCAGACGTATGTTATTGATACCACGGCCCAGATTGCCAACTGTTCGAGCGGTGCAGCCTTCAGTGCGGCGGCTGCTGGTAACGCAATCACCCTGAACATTCCCATCAATACTACGTCGAATATTCAGGCCAACCTCAACGACGGTTCGAGCCTTGCTGCGTCTGCCCAGCGTCGTATCTATGCCCTTCGAGCCGCTGTTACTGCGGCATCGGGCGGTTCTGGTACCGCTGCTGACTTTACGATCCTTGGACGTATCTTGCACAACTAAAAATAAGCCCCTATTGGTGAAAGCTAATAGGGGCTTTTATTCCCTTAAGGAGTCCTAATGACTACACTAGAAGCTTTGTCCTCGATCCTTGCCACGATTGGCCGGGACCCGCCTTCATCCATCACAAGCCCGCTGTTCCCTGAGGCGGCTAAAGCTCTCCGGCTGTTGAATGAGAGCCGCCGCTCTGTTATCCGTAACGGGCTGTGGTTCAACATTGAGACTGACTACACCCTCGCAAGGGGCACGGATAATACCGTGAACCTTCCCGTGGGGTGTATGGCAATCCGTATAAAGCCCCTAGCGTGGGATAAGAAGCCCCCCGTGGCCCGTGCGGGCAAACTCTACGACGTTGAGAGCAAGACCTACCTGTTCTCTGAAAATCCCGTGGCTCTCCGAATGTCCCTTGATGTTCCCTTCGATGATCTGCCAGAGTCCGTGCAGCAGTACATTATGATCCGCACGGCCCGCATCTTCGCGGCTGGTACCCTTGTATCCAATCCGCCCCTTGCGTACACGCGAGAGGACGAAGGAAGAGCAAGAGGAGAAATGATGGCTGAGCATATCCGCAACTTCAACGGCAACGTTACTGCCGAAGATGGTAGTTGGCTGCTAGAGGAGGACCGTGATTATGAGAATATCTAATAGCGTCCCCTCACAACTTGGGGGCATCTCTCAGCAGGACCCCCGTGTACGCCTGCCTTCGCAGGTTGAAGACAGCCTCAATGCTATCCCACACCCCGTACACGGCTGCATTAAGCGTCCGGGGACCCGGTGGCTAGGGATGGTGGATACCAACCTCAAAGCCCGATGGCTCTTCCGGGGCCTTAACGGGAGCGATAGGTGGATCATTGGGTTTACCTCCGTTCCAACTCCGCAGTTTAAAGTCTACCGCCTTGAGTTGGGTAATCTTTCCGGCTTTGGTCCCGGTCTGGTTGAAGAGACTATTGAGACCACGCCAAACGCTGTGGCGTACATGAGCGGGCTTACGGGCCCAAGGATTGAAGGAAAAGTTCGCGGCCTCTTTCTTGGCAACGAGATGGTTGTTATCAATCGGACAAAGACGGTTGCTCTGCTCCCACGGACATATGCCGACGGCGGTATCTCTGGTTCAAGTGTGGCTCCCGGCACAGGCCCATCCACAAGCACACCCTACACTCTCATCTGGATTCGGACAGCCGCCTACCAGACTAAGTATTCAGTTACCGTTGATGGGACGCTAGGAGAGTATCAGACTCCCGTGGCAGATGCAACACAGGTTAACGTTGTTAACATTGCCCAGCGTCTCAAGGAATCCCTTGTGCAAGCCTTAGGGGCCTTGGCACCCGCTTACGATATCTTTACGGACGAGAACGTACTCTTTATCGCCCGCAAACGGGAAGGTCCTCAGCCTAGCATCAAAGCTACAGATGCGGCTAGTGGCAACTACCTGTCGGTGATTAATGATACCGTGCAGCGGTTCGCTGATCTTCCCTCACGCTGCTACAATGGAAAGATTGTACGCATCGCTAGTTCTGTGGATGCTCAGGCATCTACATACTACGTTGTGTTCAGGCAAGAGGGCGGGGGGCCTTCTGGTAAAGGTGTGTGGGAGGAGTGCCCAGCGGCTAACGCCACGGTTGCTTTCGATCCCACAACGATGCCTGTAAGGATCACAAGGAGTGCTAGTGGCGTTTGGAAGGCCGATACGTCGCAATGGGATGAACGCACAGCGGGGGACGAGGATACATGCCCAACCCCTAGCCTTGTCGGTAGAAGTATTACATCTGTGTTCTTGGAAAAGAACCGTCTATGCTTCACTACGCAGAACACCGTAGTCTGCTCAGAAGTAGGAAACTTCTACAACTTCTGGCGTGTCTCGGCCATGCGTATCAATGATAATGACCGCATCGACCTTACGCTGAACCATCCCGACCTTAGCTACCTCCACGCTGCTGTCCCCTTTGACAACACTATCTTGCTCTTAGGGGACTCGGCACAGTTTGTGTTGACAAGCGGGGACATCCTCTCACCTAAGACGGTGGGGGCCAGCTTCCGCTCAGCGGACCCTCTTAACATCGCTATCCCCCCATTCAGCGTGCAGTCTGTTGTGTATGCTCTGGGGACCAACAGGAATACCGTTAGGGAATACTATAGGGATTCTAATACGGCAAATCCAGAATCCATTGATGTTACCTCCCACGTTCCTAAGTTGCTTACAAACATCTTGGGATCAGCTACGGCACCTACAAGCAATAGCACGGTCTTGTGGAATGGTACTAATCTTGTGGTCTACTATAGGTGGCTCTTTGACGGCCCGACGCAGAAGCTACAATCTGCTTGGACGCGGTGGGAGATGAGTTCCTCGGTTGACGGCGTTCTTGGGGAAACCGATTACTTCCTTTTCTTTATTAGGGATGCCGGTGGAACCAGTGGAACCAGCGGCACTCAGCGAGTAGAATACCTTGACCTAGCAGATTCCCGCATTGCCCCTACAGCCTATGACTTTGACACCTTACGGCTCGACTGTAAGATGTCGCCGTGGGACGCACGGCTCTTTACGCTGTACTCGACCACAGATGATGGGGGGCTGGGGCCGTATCGCAGTGTGTTGCCTTTCTTTGAGAATGCTGGTGCTAATGTCTGGAAAGTGTACTACACCACGGGTGCGGCTACGCCTTCTAATGGGTATATTATAGTTCGTTCGTCAGTTGCGGCCACAGGGATTGACTATACTACGCCAGCGGGCGACTATGAGACTCAGTTCAAGTTTGTAATCGGGCACCCCTTTAGATACTCACTGGTCCCTTCGCCACTCTTCCTACGGCAGGAAAGCCGGAGCGGTCCTCCAGTGGCAATCACTACAGGATACACAACGGTATCTAAAGTGGACTTGACGTACACTAATACCTCCTCGCTATCTGCTATTGTAACCGGATACATGGTCCCGTCTACAACGCAGACTATCGAACCTATTACAAATGAAGAAGCACGGGCTATCGACCCCGATACTGCTTTGGGGTCGTATCAGGAACGCGGCCCTAAGATTGTCGGGGGCGACGTTAGTATCTACGCCAACGGACGAGCGGATCAAGTCAGGATTGAGTTTACAGATTCAAGCCCATATTGTTGTTCAATCGTGGGCTTCACTTGGGAAGGTGCTACCTTCCAAACTACACAAAGGGTCTAATGATGATTACACTTCGCAAGGCAACAAAGCAAGATGCGGAGCATGTTGCTGGGAACCTTCGCAAAGCGGACGCATTAGAACTTGATGCGGCCTGTGGGAGAAGTCCTCAGGCCGTGCTTTTAGAAGCCTTAAATGGCGATTGTTGGGTTGCATGTATTGATAGAATCCCTGCGGCCCTCTTTGGCCGCGATAGGGTATCTCCCGATACCTCTATTATCTGGATGGTGGGGACCGACAGCATCGCTAAGCGAGCTAAGGACCTTCTTAAACTATCACGAATGATTTTTAAGGAATGGCACAAGGACAGCAAGGTTCTAATGAACCGTGTCCATGCCGATAATGCTCTTCATATCCGTTATCTCAAACACCTTGGGTGTACCTTTGGCCCTCCTTTAAGGAACGCTAGAGGATTTTATTTCATGGAGTTTACTCATGTGTACACCTAGCAGTGCGTTGGGCGTTGCAAGCACCGCTGTTCAGTACGTCGGTGAAAAGAAAGCGGCTGCGGCTGCCAATAACTTTCAAGACCAAAAAGAAGCGGGCGTAGCAAAGGAAGCCACCGACGCATATAGCCTCGGCCTCAAGGACCGCGAGCAGGTTCTTATGGAAGAATCAACATCCGCATCCGAACAAGGCATTGCCGGTATTGTGGCGAACGCACAGGAGGCGGGGACACAGAAGGCGGCGTTTGGGTCGCAAGGTGTCTCTGGAAACTCGGTCGATGAAATCATGTCTCAATACTCCGCCATTGAAGAGCGTACCCGTGCTAACGCGGAAACCGATCTTCGGTGGAAACAGATTGCTGCTGGGCGTACTGGCGACGCTTTGCGGGCAACCGCAACGAGCCGCATCGCAGAGTCTATCCGTCCTCGACAGGCCGGACCTTCGTTGCTTGCAGCTACGTTGCAGGCTGGCGGACAGGTTGCTGGCGGTTATGCGGACTATCAGAAGGCACAGAAAGGTACTAAATGAGTCAGTTTACTAATGCACAGCTCACGCCTCAGGCTCGGGTTGTTGATTCATATGCGGCCCCTATTGTGGCTCCTCCCTCTAACAAAGGCGAGGAACTTGCTCAGCTGGCTCAGGGCCTTTCGCAGTTCAGCAGCGGCCTTAAGCGTTACGAGAACTACGCTAATGAGCAGAAGCGTCAAGAGCTTACAGAGCAGATTAAAGCCGATGCAGCCGACAAGTACAAGAACATGCAGGAGTTTCAGGCTGCTGTAGATGCCAAGAAGATTGCCTATCAGGATGTGCCGTGGGCCATCAGCGACCTTAAAGCCGCTGTCGCCCGCAATCAGGCCCTTGCAAACTCCGAGAAAGCCTACGAAGGGTACCTACAGGACCCTACAAGGTTCA